TGGACGTTATGTCCATGTAGAGATTTGTAATTCTTTTATCAGATAAATCTATGATTTTGTTTCAAGAGTTCATCTTGAAACTTTCGTATGTTAAAGCTTGTATATTGTTGTCAATGTATGGGTTTTCCCATACAACTTCATTTACAAGATATCTTTCATACGCTAAGTTTCGTAATTGATAGAACCTCTTGTTGCTTTAAGTAGATTATTTGATAAAGGCTTACAATCGCCCCAGTTTTATATCTGTTCACAGCTATAACGTAACCATTCGTTAATAACGCAGGCTGTGTCCTATGTTCCACAAAAGTACATAGAATGCAAAGATACTTAGACTATTCGAGCTATTGATAAAGTTTATACTTTTACTTTTGATGTAGATGTTCGTTTACTTGAATATAGCGCTTCGAACCAAGCGCATTGTCTAGGAAAGAATTAATCAACCTTTCCATTTGTTGGTGTTATATTGATTGCAAGATGTCTTCGGACTGCCAAAGTCTTGTTTATTCAATATGATTTCCTTTCTATTTTTAGTTTTAACTATGAAATTATTTTATTAGTTGGCTATATAGGTTTAGGACTTAACACTACTCAAGGAATCCCCCTTTAATTATGAAAATTGCGATTTAACGCATACTCGCCCTATTGAGGGTTTAGAGATGTTAGTAATAGAGTAATTTTTAAAGAACAATCGGTCCTTGGAGGTGTTTTAATGGAACGTACCCCAAGATCTTATTATAACCGGAATACACAAAGGTGTATGTATAATTTAAGGTATAGTTACTGCTATACTAGGGCCGACATGCCCGATTTTTAATTACCTCTACCCAATGTTGACCAGTCAATATTTTTAAACTAATGAATTAGTTTTATTCTAACTTTAGAACAAAGTTAGTTGGCACGCCCTTTCTATTTTAATCATGAATTTGTTTCAAATTTGCAGAGAAAAAATCGAAAATGTCAAGAGGGCACTGGTAGTAGAAATACTATTTCAGATTCATAGTTCCTTACCCTTGGAACCTCAAAGTGAATACGTTACCAAACAATCACGTAGGGACCAGTTTAAGAAACGCCAAAAGTCGGCTCAGATGGAGAGTCGCAAACAGCACAACCGGGACTTGAATACCAATAAAAAGGTAAACAAGGATAAGAAGAAACAACCAAAACTTCGGTATGTGCATCAGGGAATTTTTAATGAAGACCATAAGGATAACATTAAGAATTCCATCACATCTCTCTTTGTTGATGTAGAAGAGAAGGTTAAAGAGTCTTTTGCAGACCCTGAGATCATAGCTTCTATTTCAACTAAGATGGCAGCTGTTGTTTCTGCAGTCCATTTATTGAAGGGAGAGAAGAGGCCATCCAAAATAATTGCAACTTTAACGCTTGCTATTACGAGTATTGTACCGGATATACCTCAACGATCTATTTATGGAGCGTTGAATTTTTCTGGTGCACAACTTGCGTATTTTAAAGAGCGTTTCGGATTTAATCCATTTGTTAAGCAAGCGGAATTTAGTGATGATAACAAAGAAATACAGTGGTTATCTGACCTTCCTGAATATTTAAATAATTGGGAAGCGGTTAGACAGTCGCCTGCTTTTGAGAAAATTTCAGAATTGATTTCCATTATTGCCACCATGGGTTTTATTGATGGTAAATATTTGAGTGTATCAGTTAAAGGTTTGCAATTATTTCGCTTGGGAACAATGAAGAAACATGCTGATGTCACAGATTTAATTTCAGCCATCTTAAGTTCCTTGGAATATTTCATATCTGGTGGATATGAATTTTTCCTTACTGGAAGTCCACGCAGATTTCTTTTTGACGATGATAATGCTAAGGAATTTGATGATTTGTATGAAATGTTGCTTGAGGCAACACCTCATGCCAAATCTATGATCTTACCTATTATGAGCGTTGAATTTAAAGGAGAAAAGATATTGATGGATGATCAAAAATATTTGGAATATCTTGAAGAAGCTATTGCGTTGTGTAGGAAATGTAAGCAGTTGAGTAAGAATACTTGGCAAACTTCATTTTTCCAGACTCGTCTTGATCGTATGATTACTTGGCGAGCTGATTATAATGCACGACGTTCTAATGGTAAGTTTAGGAAAGCTCCATTATCTATTTGGATCTACGGAAAATCAGGAGTTGGTAAATCTTCACTATCACAATTACTTATTAAATCACTTTTATTTCATATGGGAGTGCCAGAAAATGAATTGGATAGAGTAGCAAGTATTAACGAACAGGATAAATATGACTCCACTATTACTGGTGGTGTACATGCATATTTAACTGATGATGTTATGAATACAAAAGCTGATTATTTAGAGTCAGCTCCTACTCAGAAAATTATTGATCACAATAATAACGCTCCACTTTTTGCTAATAAAGCTGAAGTTGAAGGTAAAGGTGTTACGCCACATATGCCTAAAATCACATGCTACACTAGTAATTGTAAAATTGAGACAGTTGCGAATCAATACTCCAATTGTACTGAATCTATTCGTAGGAGAATGATTATCAATTTGGACGTTCGTATCAAACCACAGTTTTGTTTACCAAATGAGACTCGTATTGATTCGAACAAGGTTATTGAGTGTTTTGGAGATGATCCTATGCCCGATATGTGGGAAATTGTTATTTCAGAATGTTCGTCTCAATCCAATACAGGTATGGTGGAATTGGACCGTAATTTCAAACCCAGTTTGACTCAAGGTCACAAATTCAATATCCATGAGGTCATGGAATACTGTTATATGAAGGCAGATAGTCACAACAAAAATCAGGGTATATTGCAAAATATACAAAGTACTATTGTTGAAAAGATGGATTTGTGTCCTTCATGTAGACGTGTTGGAAGGATGTGTACTTGTAAACCTTGTACTTATGAGCGTTCACCTCCTCAAGGTATTATTTCAAGTAGTGATTCGGAAGGTTCATTGGACACCATGGAAAGGTTGAATTGTCTTCCATGTTCTCGATCTTCATCCGAAAGTTCAGCACCTAATATATATAATCATGTTGCTCAGGTTCCTGAATTTGGATATGATGGTCCTCAAGAGATTATTTCTAGGGAGGAATATGAAGAAAGTTCTGTACCTAAAATTTGGAATTATATGGCAATTATGACGAATGGTGGAGATTCACGCCATGAATTTGACATTTCTGAAGAAGTGTTTGAAAGAGAACAATATGGAACAGTCGATTGCAATGGAAGGGAAGTACACCCCGGTGATCGTATGCTTTTTAGTGATTTTAAGAGATTTCAAAATCAAGCAGAATTTGTACCACCACCACAGGATTGGTATGAACCTCCGCAAGATTTTGATGCCCCTATTGAATTTCAGGCTGTTCAAGTTCCAATTTGGAGCTTATTGCCTGGCATGAGTCGTAGAGAAGTTGTTAGGACCTTTCACGCTACTTTTAATGATTTAATATCATGGATGGAGTATATGCCTAATGTTATTTTAAATTTTGGTGATTATTTAATTGCCAGATTCTTTACAAATAGACATATGCGTAGATTGTATTGGGCCTTATGGTCTCATTTCTTTTCTGAACATATTCGGAATGTAGCTATGTTTTGCTTTCTTGGTGATCTTATTTTGACTTCGGCCTTATATATTTTCTTACCATTCTATCTTTTTACAGTGCTATTTTCAGTCTCTCAAATTTTGATAGCTTGTACAGCTATTGTGTTGATTGTTAAATGGCATAGAGATAGAATGAGTTTATTGGATCGTATGGGAGGCGTAGTTCAACGCACTTATCGAGAAATTAAGTGCATTAGATGGAAGGAAGTTGGTAAATGGCTATCTATGGGTATTGTAACTTATAAGGTTTTAAGTATGTTTTCTAATATACTTAAAGCTCGGAAGGTTGTCAAAACAGTGATAGAACATCAATCGGCTCTTGAACCAGCTACACTTGAAGAAGTCAATAAAAGAGATGCCACCGTTAGTGATTGGGCTAAGCCTGCATGGGAAGAATTACATGTCACACATAAGGCACGCACTACTACATTCGAACAACTTTGTAATAAAGTTTCGAAAAATCTGTATCATGTGATTTTTGTTGCTAAAGATGGAAGCACAAATAAATGTGATGGACTTGTTGTTGAAGGTAATAATATGTTAATTCCATTACATGTTTTTGGTTCCAAAACAACCTTGAAAGTTTTGTGTCGTCTTAAATCAGGTGATGGTTTGAATACAGTTTTCCGTGGACATATATCATTGAATATGGCATCTGTTGTTAAAGGAGTAGACTTAGTGTATGTTAATGCACCTTTCCTTAATCCACATGCCAGTATAGCAGATTATTTTCCAGAAACAATCACACATACTAAAGGAGCTGGAGCATTTTTATATAGAGATGCTGATGGTGAGATGAGAAATGATAGTGTTGGTTTTAAAAGATCTATGAGCCATTCAGGAGGTAAAGGTTACACTTATGTATTACCTTATACAACTTTTAATGGTTTGTGTATGGGTGTTTTATTGGGAGAATTTGATGTTCCGTGTATAGCGGGTGTTCATTTAATGGGCTCTCCAGATACACCAATAGGTTTAGCATTAACTGTGACACAGGATATATTGTGTAAGTTAAGAAAGGAATTAGAAATTAAGCCTTGCTTATCTGCAATGTCAAATGGTGATTTTCCTAAGGAATTATATGGTATTGAGATTGTAAATCAATCTACGCCAATACATTCTAATTCGCCATTAAACTATTTGCCAAAACATTCTAGAATCACGGCTTTAGGAAATTGTCCAGGAAGATCTTCGCACTCTAAATCAACAGTTCATAAAACTATTATTTCAGATTTAGTTGAAGAGGTTTGTAACGTCCCGTGTACTTGGGGACCTCCAAAATTTAATTCCAAACGACAGTGGCAGGCATCAATGCAATATTCTGCTAATACGTCTTGTGGTTTTGACCCAGAAATATTGGAATGGGCCATGAATGATTATGAGGAAGATTTATGCAACACATTTATGCAACCTCAACACAGAGCGTGGATTAAAGCAGAATTCAAACCGCTTGACAAGATGGAGGAAATGGCAGGCAGGGACGGAGCTAGATTTTTAGATGCTGTCCCTAAGAATACGTCTAAGTGTTTTCCCTTAAGTGGACCCAAAGAGGAATGGATAACTAGACTAGATCCAGACTTATACGAGAAATTTCAATGTCCAGTTGAAATTAGACAGGAAGTGTCAGATTTAGCAGATGACATGTGTGAAAGATTCCGACGTGGTGAACGAGCATACGCTGTTTTTAAAGCGTGTGTTAAGGATGAACCTACTCCTTTGTCGAAAGATAAAGTGAGAGTTTTTCAAGCTGCTAGTTGGGCTTTTCAACTGTTAGTTCGTAAGTATTTCTTGCCTTTGGCACGCCTTATGTCATTATTTCCGAAGCAATCTGAATGTGCTGTTGGAATTAATGCTCACGGTCCTGAGTGGGACGAATATGCCAAGTTTATGAAACAACATGGTGATGATAGGATTCTTGCTGGAGATTATAGTAAATTTGATTTGCGTATGCCAGCACAAATGCTAATGGCCACTTATAAGGTGTTTTGTAACGTTTGTAAAAAGTGTGGGACTTATTCAGAAGATGATTTAATCATTATGAGAGGAATTGCAACTGAAATTAGTTATTCAGTTGTAGCTTATAACGGTGACATGATTATCCACAATGGGTCACACCCCTCTGGCAATAATATGACAGTATATGGTAATTGTGTAGATAATTGCTTGAATTTCCGTTGTGGTTTTGCCTCTATTGGTTTGAAAAATGGTTACACGCTTAGCACCCTACCTAAATTTAAGAAAGCGTGTGCATTGGGTACATATGGAGATGATGCTAAAGGGTCTGTTAAAAAGAATTTTGATTGGTTTAATCATATATCATTTGCTAATTATCTGAAACAAAATGATATTATTTTTACCATGCCTGATAAGGAATCTACTCCCACTAAATATATGAATGATGCCGATGCTGACTTTCTTAAACGCAAGAATGTTTTTAACGAAGAAACAGGATTGATTCATGGAGCTTTGGATGAGGATTCAATTTTTAAGAGTTTACATACTGTCTTAAAATCATCAGTTGGTCCCAAAAGACATGCCGCTGGAAATATAGAGACTGCTTTGAGAGAATGGTTTCACCACGGGAGGGATGTCTTCACCACTCGTCATAAACAAATGATAGAGATTGCTGAAAGAGCGCAATTACAGAATTTGACTATGGACGTAAATGAAGATACGGGTGTAATTATGAATTCATTATATGATAATTACGATACCCGTTTAGCTCAATTTAGGGCTAAATATTGTGAACCTTAAAAGGTTCATATAGTCTTGGGCAGACGTTAATTGCATCCATTCCGGACCTATCCGGGATTGTATTACTAGGGTTGAAAATAGGCTTGCGTATATGGATTACTGCATGATATTGTATTTTATATGTTTACACATTACATGAACAGCTTTGCGCATTTGACATGTCCCTCGTGACATACCGGTATTTACTGGAGGGTTCGTCACCCAACAAAACATTATTACTAATTTGTGTGTTAAGCTGCACCTTTTTAGTATAAAAACAAATATGCTTACCGACTATAATAATAATAATAATAATAGCATGCCATCAGCTAATGATGGCCCAAGTTTTACTACAAGTAAAGCGCCTACAAACACAGCATCAGAGAATGTTCATTTCGTTGATGGAGATACGCCGTGGACATATGATGTTGCGGCTACCCCCGATGAGACGTCCAAGCTTAGCGGATTCGATGACGCAGGTCTCGGAGAATTTCTTTCAAGACCCATTAAGATTCAACAATATAGTTGGCTTCCAGGTCTTCAGTTGTTTGAAAAATTTAATCCTTGGACCGATTACTTTAATAATCCAGATGTTCTCGAAAAGATCAATAGATTCAGGAATTTAAGGTGCAAATTATGCCTTAAAATATTAATAAATGGAAATACATTTTATTATGGAAGAGCTTTAGTTTCATATAATCCATATCTGCGAGAAGACCAGGTAACAAAGAATAGATCTTTCTTTCTTCAGGATATTATAGCCGCATCAAACAAACCACACATTCTATTGGACCCTTGTTCCTCGGAAGGTGGTCATATGTGTTTACCATTCATTTGGCCTGAAAATTATCTTGATATTACAAGAACGAATTGGGAGAGTCAAATGGGTGAATGCACTATACATGATTTTGATGTTTTGCGTCACGCTAATGGTGGAACAGATCCAATTACGGTTTCCGTATTTGCTTGGGCAGAAGATGTATCTCTACTTATTCCTACAACCGTTGGAGCACAATCTAATGCTAATCCTTCTGCTAGGCTTGAAATCAGACCTTTTAAGAATCAATCTGATTCTACATCCGTTATTGAACTTGATAAGTTTGGATTTCCAAAGCCCTTTGAACACCAAGCACAATCAAAGAGTAAAATGAAGATGTCAAAGAAGAGCACGAATATGTCACGAGATGATGAATTTCAGACAAATGGACTTATTAGCAAACCTGCTTCGGCAGTTGCTAAAGCTGCCGATGCTCTTACTATGATTCCCTATATAGCACCTTATGCTAAGGCTACAAGTATGGTTGCTGATAAAATAGGGAAAATAGCACGTATTTTTGGTTACTCTAGACCACAAGTTATGACTGATATTCAGCCATATGTGCCACGATATTGTGGTAATTTGGCCAATTCAGATGCGCCTGAAGTTGTTAATAAGTTATCTTTGGATTCTAAAAATGAGCTTACTGTTGATACACGAACAATGGGTTTAGGTGGTGCTGATGAGTTGACAATTCATTCTATTGCATCACGATTAACGTTTTGGCGTCAATTTGATTGGCCAGAATCGGCGGTTACTGATACATTATTAGCTTCTATGGCTGTGCAACCATTTTGTGTCGATACAGCAGTTAGTCAACCCATTACTGAAATTCATTCTACCGCGTTGGCTTTTGCTTCTTGTCCTTTTGAAGCTTGGCAAGGTAGTATTAAATTTCATTTCAAGGTCATTTGTTCCGAGTATCATAGAGGTCGAATTAGATTGGTCTATAATCCCTTAACTAATAACACAGGATCAGTTGCTTATAATCAAGTTTATTCTACAACAATAGATATTTCTAAAGATAGAGAATTTGATTACGAATGTAAATGGACTGATATTAGGGCATGGAATGTATGTAGAGGAATTGGTCCTGCATCTCAGGACATTTTATTTGACACTCAGAATGCTGTATTAGGAGGTACTCCGTACGATAATGGAACACTTTCCGTGTACGTTGTGAATGAGTTAGCAACTCCTTCTACAACTCCTGCTGATGTTAAAATTCAAGTTTGGGTGGCAGCGGGAGATGATTTTGCTGTTGCCATTCCTAGTGTGGCCCTTAATAGATTGTCATATTTTGAACAACAGGCAACTATGCAATCTGCTGACACTGATCCAGTTTTGGCACAGTCAAATGATAATTCCAACAATCCTGTAGGGGGTAACCCAATTGAAAATTATGGTACTGAACATGCTCCCTTGTTAGAGGAAGATAATCAATATTTAGTATATCAAGGAGAACGTATCGTATCGTTTAAGGATTTATTACGACGTTATCAGTATCATAATTCATTTTGGCCTCAAGAGATAGGAGCTGGGTATAGATATTATACAATAGACGCACCTGGAATGCCTTTATATAGAGGTTGGGATACAAACGGTATTGACTCTGCACTGAATTCAGTGGGTTCCGGAGCTACTTCTCCATATAATTTCTGTTCTATGACGTTATTGAATTATTTAGCTCCTGCTTTTGTGTGTCAAAGGGGTAGTATTAGACACAAGTGGCTTACCGCTGGCTCTATATCGAGTAGGGAAACTCAAATTCTTTCTGCAACAAGACACGGAGTTTCTGCCGCTTTACCATTTAGTCAAGGTTTTCGAAGACTTGACAATGCGAATGTTGGTACTAGAAGGCTGCAGATGCAATCAATGTGGCGCGCAACTATGAATGGTTCAGCAATTACGCCTATTCGGCTAAATAATACGCTGGAAGTAGAATTGCCATATTATTCTATAGGTCAGAGATTTAGGGCCGGTAGATTCCTGGATATGGCAGGTGTTGGTGATACCCAAGGCCTTGAAGTGGCTTGCGAAATTTCTGGTGATAGTGCAGATGGTGATTGTCGCATAGACCAATTTGTTAGTGTAGGTGAGGATTTTACACTTGGTATGTTTGTAGGAGCACCAATTTTATATTTCTACAGCAATCCGTCGGCAGCATAGTTGGTGTTTGCCTTGTATTTTTAGACAATTGACTGGGGCGTCAATTTCGTCATGTGGACGTTAAACACCGTTAAGAACCAACAGGATGGGCCTGTTGGTAGGATACCCTTCGGCGGTCGAAGGGGGGTACACAGCGATGTGTACCTGGATGAGACTAAATATTAGTCTTACATTTATTGCTTTGCGATAAAGAAGGTTTTGTAGCAACCTCATGTAAGACTAATGTCTTATCTGAGTTGTGAAATTTTTACTTCTTTGGATCGCAATTTATTAAATGTATGTCCGAATTCTTAAGCTACATACAAGCTGATCGTATAGGTTTCTTTTGCCTAGCGTGATCAGTCTGTAGTTCGGACCGCTTAC